AACTCCTACAACAATATCCGATGTTGTTTGATGCTCTCCAGTAAGAGTTGTATCTTTATCAATACCTAAATTATCTGGAGCAAATCCAGCATATCTTGTAAATGTAGCAATACCAGATGTTGTATCTAAATCTTCTGTCTTAAATGTTCCTTCTACTTTTAAATTGCCAAGACCGCTAGGTGCAGTGTCGGTTCCAATACCAACACCACCATCCAGTTTAAATTCAGTTCCTATCCCTATGCGGTAAGTTGCCATGTTATATTATACCGTAATCTTGTCAACTATTACGGTGACAGTAGCACTTGATGAACTACCCATATTAACTTGGAATAATAAATTACCTCCACTAATAGTTGCACTAAAGGTTCCTAACATAGAACCAGTTGCAACAGCAGCCTCTTCAACCACAGTTGCTGTTGTGCCGTCATGTATAACCAGATATCTACCAGTTTGATAAGCAGAACTTTGTGTAATCTGTGCTCTAATAGACGCAGAACGATGTGATGCATGTACAAGTGAAACTACAGTTGTTGCACTTGTACTTGAAACTGTTGTATCTACTTCCGTTCCACCACCTAAACCACCCCATGCACTTCCATCATATCCTTCATAGGTGTTTAAGGTACTATTAAATCTTATATCTCCAGCATGAGAAGTTGAAGGCCTTTGAGCTGTTGTGCCAGCAGGAATTTTTGCATGTGAACTTCCACTTACAAAAAGTGAATTACAACTAGCAATACCTACAGATAATTTACCTGTATTAGTTGATAATACGGGATCACTTGCAACTGTTGTTCCAATACCAACTTTTTGATCAAAGAAGAATCCATCACCTTTAAAAGTAAAGGTGTTAATCCCAGATCTTCCTTTTATAGTATCGACTCTTAATTCAGCAGCCATTTGGGTTCACTTTCCCCCTAGTTTTTACTATTTATTGATATCATATTATTGATATCATAATCATCATAATATTTAGGATGGTTTTGTAGGCCAAGTAATGTTATCAGGATCACTTTGTGTTGGCACATCTCTCAATGAAGCACGATATGTAACCCAAGGAGTTTTAATACCAGAAGGTACATCAGCACCTTGAGTCCAATCAGATGCTATTAACAAATCATCACGTTTTTTCCGCACAACTTTCCATTTATGTGCTAAAACAATTGTATCAATCTCAGATGATGAAAGAGCATTCCGTGCTGCTGTTTCATCTGGATGAGGAAGAGACGTTCTTCTTGGATCAAATCCCCATTCTTGTCCCCCTTGATCCCATTGCCAACTAACTGTAAGTAATTCTGGTGTAGTTAATGCCATTTCAATTAATCCTCCTAGTTTGCTGCATAAGAACCTGTTGCTGTGTAAGTTTGTTCTTCATTACCACCAGTAATCTCAACTCTTACAACAAAATTATATTGTGTTGCATGTGCTGTTTTCCAACAAGCATGTTGCCCATCTAGTACCATGTAAGGTTTATTACTACTACTACCACTATTACCACCAAGATGGGTCAAAGTAGCACCTAAATTCTCACCATCCTGTGATAAACTATAGTAGCAATATGCTTCATCAGTACCAGTACCAATAGTTTGAACTTTGATATATGCAACGAAATTACTATCCATTTCAGTATCAAGTAGACCACTTAGTGGTCCTCTTATTTTATGTTCATAATTAGCACCTTGACTTTGTTGCTTATATACAATAGTACCTTGCCATGTTCCTGTTCTTGGAAGTGGGCCCTGAAAACCTTTGTGATTGATACGAACTCTATCTGTTACTGTTGCTGCTCCATCTGCTGTTGTAGAAAAGGTAAGTCTACCAGGCATATCATTATTACCAGGTGTTCCATCTACATTTGCTTGAATTGAAGCACCTTGAGAAATCATATCATTTCCATCAGATCCACAGAAAACAATCCCTCCCATAGGATCATTAAGTTGTAATACTGTATTTGAATTTAAACTTGTGCCTCTTGACTTTGACATATATAATGCTGCACTTCCAGTACTATTTTGATTATTAACTAGACTCATTGAAGAACTTCCACCATCAGTTCCTTCAATATGAAGTCTCTGAACACTTAATCCACCTAAATCTCTATCAGTACTGTGACCTCCAAGTTTTACATTACCACTACCATTAATACGCATGGCCTCTGCAGGAGCATTATTGCCACTCTTATTGTAGAACATGGTATTACCAGTATATCCACATCTAACTGCAGCACTACCATAAGAACTGAAATACCTAGTGAAAGTACCGTTTTGCCCCATATATACATTGGAACCCATCATTATATCAGTACCACCACTATCATCAGTAGTTGATATTGCAGCGTCTGCTAAACCAGTTCCATGAGCAGTCTGGAAACAGATAGGTGGATAAGTTTGAACAGATCTTTGAACACCAAAAGATAACAAAGCAGTAGGATCATTTGTATTAATACCAACTAGGCCACTTGAGGAGATGCGAAGTCTTTCTACTGCACCACCAGACGCATTAGCAGTTGTAGTACCAAATATTAAATTTCCACTAGGTTCATTTGCATTATCAGTTTCATTTAAACAATGAATAAATCCTGCATTATAAGGAAGATTATTTGTAGTATCATCACCAACATAGAAATCTAATTTACCAATTGGATCAGTAGAATCCCAGTCACTTGTATCTCTAACACTATAAAGTCTTAAATGTGCTGGAATACCTTTAACATCTACAGTTCCAGCATATCCATCACCAATTCTAAGTTTTTCTAATGCATCTACATTAAATGCTATTGCACTACTACCAGTATTATCACTAGCATCAGCAGTTATTGTAAGAACACCATTATCTGCAAGAATCCTTGCATCTGAATTATCAGCAGAATCCATAAAGTTTATGAATCCAGCAGGAGTACCACTAGCACCTTGTATAGTTATACCTCTACTATTTGTAATATTAGTTGGAGCATCACAATTAACACCTATATTTCCATTTGTATCGATGCGAAGTCTTTCGGCAGCATTAACTTTAAATCCTAAATGATTAGAAGAATGAGAATATGTAATAGCACCTGTATCATTATCAGCATCATCACCAAATAATAAACCTTGTTCTTTACTATCAGGGGTTCTAAATTGAACGTAAGTATGAGAACTATTATCTATAATTAATGCTGCATCTGTATTTGCTGTTGCACCACCACTTGTTCCTTTTGTTATTTGAGTAACTCCAGCTGAGTTGATGCTAACTCTTTCATCACCATTCGTTCCAAATGATAATGTATTTGCATCGTGTTGAGATATTGATGCTCCTAAACCTATATTAATACTCTTTGCTGCACTATTAGTTGTCGTTGCACTACCAACTGAAATTGAAGAGAATGTTGATATTCCAGTTGAAGCAACAATTTCTCTTATTAAAGTTCCATCACTCTTATGAATACTAAGAGATTGCCCACTCTGAACAGATATGGAATTAATTCCAGCAATACTATTTGGCTGTACTACAGTCATTTGGGTTCACTCTCCCCCGTTATCGTTTTACTATTTAGCATTATACAACAACATAATTACCGTCAACGGTCAAAACTCCGTTGATAGTTACTGGTCCTGCCATCAGACCGTTGTATGAAGTTCCAATGTAATGATTTCCATTTAGTGCATTGTCAACAACCATCATACCATTACCAATATAAAGACCACTGAATGAGTTACCAATACCACTACTTGCACCTTTTACACCACCTTGTAGGGATGTAACTCCCATTCCAACAGTACCGACACCAACCGATTTACTAGTCGCAATACCAAGATTACCATACGGAACCCACGTTCCAGCAGCACCTGCATTACCACCACCTTGGAAGCAAAGTGTAGCAATACCAAGATTGCCGTCATAATATGCTGTGGTAAATCCAGCACCTTTAAATACTAAGAACGTTGCACCATATCCAACAGGATGAAGACCTGCTGAACCATCACCAGTTGTTCCAATACCAATCGTAACACCAGTTAGATTTCCACCATCACCATAGTAAGTAACAATACCAGGCCCATTTGAACCAACTGTTGCACCACCACCAACATAACCTGCACCAGTAACTTGAAGACCTGATACACCACCATTTCCACTACCTAAAGTAGTAATGCCAGAAATATTAAGGTTTCTACCAGAAACTTCATCATATACAATATCACCAGTAACATTTAAGTTTCCACCAATAGTAACAATACCAGCAAAAGCTGCATTACCATTGACTTGTATTGTTCCAAGACCAACTTTTAACTGATTACCATCAAAAGTGAAGTTACCATCACCTTCTAGTTCTCCTGCAGAACCAGCAATAACAACTCTATTATCTGTTAAATCACCGATTGCAGCAGTATCAGCAGCAAGACTATCAATATTTGCTGTTCCATCAATATATAAATCTTTAAATTCTAATCCAGATGCACCTAAATCTCTAGCATTATCAGTGGATGGAACAATATCACTATCAAATCTACCAGTAGCAGTGATAGTGTCTCCAGTAGCATTACCTAAATCTACATCACCATTAAGAACAGTATTTCCTGAGACATCAATACTTGCATTAATATCAAGATTACCGCTAAATGTAGATATACCAGAAACTAATAACCTATTAGTAGTCGTTACTCCACTAACATTAACACCTTGAGGAGTTGTCTGGAAAACATTTGAATTATCATAATATGCAAATATACCTCCATCAGCATAAGCTCGGAGTAATACATCACTTCCTGCCTGATCATAAATTCTAAAGTCATCTGTTTTTACACTTATCGGATCAGATGTACCCGATTGAATATTAAGATCACCAGTAGCATTTGTTATGTAACTATGGCTGGCATCATGATATATGAGTAAATCACCTTGACCTCCAAATGTTAACTTAGCATTATCTTGGAAAGTTGATACACCAGATACTACATTAATTCTATCTGAGAATGTAGTGATGCCCGTTACGTTTAGGCCCCCGCTAGTAGTTTCTAGCTTCTTGGAATTATCATAATATATGTCTACTGAGCCATTATCAGTAATTACTAGATAGTTTTCATTATTAGCAAGATTGGCAAAATAAACACTATCAGCAGTGTTAAACATCAAAGCACCAGTCTTATTCGTTATAAAAGAGTTGGTTCCATTATGATATACAGTTAAATCAGCTTGCGTTCCGAATGTTAGCTTGGCATTATCTTGGAAAGTTGATACACCAGATACTACATTAATTCTATCAGAGAATGTAGTTATACCCGTTATATTCAGGCCGCCACTTGTAGACTCTAGCTTCTTGGAATTATCATAGTAGACTTCTACAGAGCCAGTATCATTAGCAACAATATAACTTTCACCACTAGCACTTTGAAGTTTAATATCTGAAGAACCCTTAAGGATTAGATCCCCAGTTCCTATATCTTCTACGTAGCTATTTGACCCGTCATGATGGATCTTTAAATCCAAATCATTACCAAGGAAAATAGCTGCATCATCACGGAAGAATGCACTCGTTCCAAAACCAACAGTTGCACCTATACCAAATCTTACATCACCAACAAATGTAGATATACCTGCCTCAACAAATAATCTATCAGTAAGAGTTGTAATACCCGTTACCTTAAGGCCACCACTAGTAGTTTCTACCTTCTTCGAATTATCAAAATATATGTCTACTGAACCAGTGTCATTAGCAATAAGATAATTCTCACCACTAGCACTTTGTAATTTTATATCTGCAGAACCTTGAATTATTAAATCGCCTGTGCCTACGTCTTGAATGTAGCTATTCGATCCCTCGTGCCATATTTTTAAATCCGAATCATTACCGAAATGTAAGCCAGCACCATCTCTAAAGAATGCACTAGTTCCAAATCCAACAGTTGCACCTACAGCAACAAAGTTAGATGATAACCCAGCTTGAGAATCATACTGAGCAAAACCAAATTGTACAGGAGAACTAAATGTAGAAACTCCTGATCGAATATTTACGTCTATACCGCCAAGGAATGTTGCAATACCTATAAAGGTAGAAATTCCAGAAACTTTTAAATCACTGAAACTATTAGGGCCTACTCGAATGGCTTCTTCAATAGTTGCAATGGTTGTTGCGTCAAGTGATGCAATACCACTCAAACGCATTCCTCTATCTATTATCTCTGTCGAACCTATCCCGAATGACTGAGCACTTACAATTCCAGAAACACTTGCATTACCAGCAAATGTTGATAATCCTAAAACATTTAAATTTTGTACAGTACCAACACCAGTAACATTGAGGTCTGTTGCCCCAATACCTCCTCTACCAGCAGCGTTTGTCGCACCGACATGGAGGGTATATTCAGGAACAGTAGTTCCTATACCTACTTTCTTAGTATTTGAATCACCTACGATCAGATCGGTATCGACCTGAACACCATTCTTAATGACAAAATTCTTATTGATTGCCATTCGGGTTCACTCTCCCCCTATTGTTTTACTATTTATCAAAATTATTTAGTGTAGATCCACCCAACTTCCATTATACCCCTGGAATTTAGCAGTGGTAGTGTTGTAAATGATTGAACCAGTATGAACTCCAACCAAGTTACCTCTTTGAGTAGTTGTAACTTTAGGAAGAATTGCAAATCTCTTAGTTACAGGACCAGCATCCCAAAGATCAACTGCTGCTCTTGGAGCCGCAGTTCCTACACCAACCGATCCAACACCCGATATACGAAGTTTTTCATCAGCAACAGTAACTGCTCCTGCACTACCAGTTGTAGTATTAAGTGCAAAGGCTAAATCACCAGTAAAGTGTGCTTGACCATGTGTTTCTTGGAAGAAAATTGCAGCTTTTGGACGACCAGTTGGTTTATTAACACCAAATGATATTCCAGCATATCCATCTGCTTGACCATTAGATCTTATATTTAAAATCTGCAGTGATGAATTATTATGGAAAATATCAAGTGTTCCAGATCCTGAAATAGAAGTAGTAGCAATACCAACACTATTAAATACATGATTATCCGCAGTACCAGAGTCACTTATACTGCCAAATCTCTTCCAGGCCTTATCAGTTGTATAGACCCATCCAAGATACTTACCACCTTCTGGATTTTCCTTAAAGGTAATATCTCCAGGAGTACCTGAATCAATAGGAGTAGCAATTCCAACAGTATACTTTCTAGAAACTGTTGATTCTCCTTGTAAGAATAAGGATGTTGCTTCAAGACCCTTAGTGGATGATGAAGTTACTTTATTACTGAAGATTACAGGGCCTTTAAATTCAGAGATTGCCTTACCCTGATCACCACCATCAATCTTAATAGATTGTGAGAAGTCACCTTCAGTTGCTTTAACAAGATTAATTCCTTTCTTAACAGAGATATCTTCACCAGTAACACTTCTAATTGGAGTGTTAAAGACTTCTTCCTTACCAGTAACAGAATTTAACTTCTTATTACCAGAGAAGAAAGTTCCTCTATCATTCATACCAGTGAAGTAGTTAATACCACCATTCTTTCTGGTTGACTGACCTAACAGTTCTTCTGTCTCAGAAATAGTGCGATCTTGCTTCTCTGGAAGTGCAGTTGAGTAATTTCCTGGCCCAAATCCAACATATTCAAATGTATGACCTGCAACTCTGTTGATTGAATGTCTTCTTAATTCAACAGGTAATGGTGTAATCTTACGAACAACTGAGTTAACACTATGAGTTGCTGCTTTAGTTCCAAGAACTGCACGGAAGACAGTTATTGGGCCTGAAGGATCACTATCAGAAGAATGAGGTCTTACTGTTGATCTAATTCTAACGATTTCATCATCAACTGTGAGATAATCACCAATATTAACATTATACTGGTTAGTTAATCCCATTCCAACAAGTTGTATTGTTGTAGCAGTCTTAGTCATTGCTGCTTCAAGAGGTGCATTCAAATCATTATAGATTGGAATCATTCTACCATTTAGACTCTCATCATCTATGGTTGGAGTTCCATCATTTGCTGCAATACCTTCACGCATCACGAAGATTGAAGCACCTACAGATATTGTTCCACCTGTAGTAACTGATGCACCAACATTGATTGTAAATCTATCAACGGCAAGATCCTTAGTTACAATATAACTTCCAAGAATATTCTCCTCAGATGTCGCAGGTGCATTATGACCATCAGTTTTAACACCAACAGTAGAAATTGCAACCCTAACCTTAGAGTTGATCTTTAATCCATGATAAGTATTAACTCCAACTGTTGCGATTCCTAATGTAGAATCATATGTAAAGGTATTAATACCAAGAGCATTGCCAGTTTTATATACAATCGATTTTGAAGTAACTACTGATCCTATTCCAGCCGTCGATACACCCGTTATCGGAGTATTACTAATGACTGCGAAACTTCGAGCAGCACCAACATGAACCTCACTAATACGATATAAATCATTATATTGATTATAACTTTCAGATGTTACTCCACTAATACGAACCACATCTCCAATATTACTATTGATCTTACTTACAGTAATCTTGGCAGGAATATGAGCAACCGCAGTAGTTGTTCCAATACCAGCAACATACATTGTGTTACCGATACCAAATGCACTACCTGCATTCATAATAGTGATATTAGTAATACCACCATTGTGCTTATCTACAGTAACTCTTGCTGTAGCATGTTGACCAGTAGTTGATCCAACACCAACAGCATATCCAGCAGCAATAGGAACTCCTAGTTGTGCAGAGTTTAATAACTGTGCGTTATAGTATGTCTCGTCTGATCCACCACCAGTTCCATATCCAGCACCACTACTTGCGATACTAACTTTTTGGATACCATTAAATCCATGATCAACATCAGTAAAGACTGTATGAGACTTGGATATTGGGAAGTTTAATGTTCCTACAGGAATCTTAATTGTTCCTACACCAGCATTAGTACTGACACCGACATCAGTAATAATATTAGTAATTCCTAAACCAACAGATGTATCACGAAGGAAACTATCAACAGTTTCTTTTGTTATACTATCTCTAACATCATTTACAGTAACTTCACCAATTGGATTGGAAACAGCATAAGATGTTGTTGACTCTGGATCAGCAACAGGATTGTCACGATTAACTTGAGGATATAGATGTTTAATAGATTGATTAAATTTCTCTCCAGTAAATGGGCTTACAGAAGGAGAATTAGATGCATTTAATACTGTTAAGTAGTAAATACCATCTTGCTTACCACTTACATACTCTTGAACTTCGTCAGAATCTTGAATATAGAATGAAGTATTATAATTCTTTCTCTTAAAGTGTGGTAGATTAGTAGATCTTGTAAGAGTGTCTATGACTGTAAATGTTCCAGGATCTGTGTTGACTCCAACAGTAAATTCTCTAGCACTACTAATACCAGTAACTTCAAATGTTCCATTGAAACCTGAGTTACCTACACCTGTTGTATTAACACCACTCTTAACATTAACAACCTCTACCAATGAACCTACTGATAGATTATGTGGCATCTCAGTTAAAATATTTGCAGCGTCAGGATGAGGTGATGATGACCAATTAGCATTTGCTATGAAACTAAAGTTTCTTTGCTGATCTACATTGGTAAGAGAACCTGTTCCAAAATAAGTTGCAACTTCAGAAGTTGTTGATCCAATTGAAGTATTAGATTCTTGAAGGATATATCCACTTGTTGGTGGTCTTCCTACAGATACACCACTAGATGAAGGAAGCACATATCTAAAGCGATATGTTGTATCAACAGCACTTCTCTCATCACTCTTTCTCTTAATATATGTTCTAGGAGTAGCATTTCCTAATGCTGTTGTTCCCATACTGATGATAACATCAGGTTGAATCTGGTTATCAGTAGATGCAGTAGCAACATTAATATACCACTGATTCTTAACTGTATTATCATACTGAATTGGATGACCAATATCACCAGAGTTCTTATCAGATACTCTACTTACAATCTTTAATGGGCCACCAAGATTATTAATCGTTAATGCAGATGCATTTTCAGCATCACTTAAAGTCTTAGCAAGTTTAAGATCAACGTTAGTTGAAATTCCAGAAGTAATTGCATAATATACTTGATTTGATTCTACTCCATCAGGGAGTCTACCATCACTACTAATAACTCTGACAGATTCTCCATTAGAGAATGTGTGTGGTGATGTTAATTTAAAGGTATTACTCGTAACACTATTAATACCTGCAGCACTTCTATTAACATTATAGACTTTCTCACCACTTATAGGAGTATTTTTGATACTATCAGTAGTCTGATATCCTTGCATTACAATGCGAGAACTAAATTCGGAAGATACACCAGATGAAACTGGAATTAATACCTTAAGACTATCAGAAGTTCTTGCACCAATACGATATCCATCTATAACATTTTCAGGTTTAACGTCTGGGTTTGTTTGACCTTTTAAATATAAACGTTCATTAGTTGTTCCAACACCAACTGTTGTTGCAATATCAACAGATGTGAACTCAACAGTTTTCTCTGTTAATGGAAATTCTTTTGGTGGAATAATATGTGTAATATATCCAACATCATCTTGTGAATATGCATTTTTCTTGAATCCTGCAGAAACTAATGCTTTTGCACCAAAGTTTGAGTTTGAGTTGGTGACAGACATATCACCACCAGTATCAGCAGCAAAATGTTCCGCATAACCAATCGCAAATGCTGATGCTGCCTGAATGGTAGAATCATTAATTGCTTTGATATGGAAGTTATTATATGTTGGTTTGAATACCGATCTAGAATCTGTGTTTAAACTTTCATTTCCAGATACACTACCATCATCATATGCACCAGTTGTAGCATTATACTTCAAGAATGCATTATTATCCTTCTGTAATCCAATACCCGTGAACTGGGCAACAACCATAGATTTGAATCCAGTTGATTTGCTACCATCAGCAAGCAATCCACACATACCATAAACTGATCTAAGAGAACAGTTAAAGATATATGGAGAAGCAGAGGTAACAGTATCAATAGTCAGTGCTGCAGTTGATCCAGAGGTAGAAGGAAGTGCATTTGAAGGTGCATTTTGAACTTCATACTTGAATTGAGTAGTATTTACTTTCTCAGTAATTACAAATTGACCATCATATCCAGTTGCAGTGATTCCATCAATTACAACAGCAGTATCTACATCTGCACCAGTTAGAGCAGAGTTAGTTGTAACAGTAATAATAGTTGAGGAAGTAGTTCCATCACCTGCTTTAATGCTAGAGATACCTACAGATCCTGCAGTAGGGCCAACAATACGATATTCATCAATCTTAGGTTGAATATCTATGCCTGTTGATGGATAATCGGGTTCAATCTGACGACCTGATGTTACACCATAGCATAAACCAACCTTTTCATAGTACATGTCAAGGTCGGTTCTGGTATTAGAACCATAAGTTTGATGTGTATCGTTGATTCTTACCTTGTTTACACCATCTGCATATTCAAATGCAGTTAGTTTGTGGTGTGAAAAGTCGGGTTTATATGCATTTTCAGTATAATCAAGATATGCTGTGCCATTTGGATCAGCATCAAATATAGAGAATTGCCAAAAATAACATGCACCAGTTACACGGAATATTGCAGATCTTTCAACATTATCATTTACTGGGTTTGGAACATACTTAGGTCGAATCTTAGTTTTTCTAAGATCCATACCAACAAGTGAAGTTCCACGAGGAATAATTACACCACCATGAATACTATTAAGCTTATATAATGCATTATTTACGTTTGCTAGTTCAAAATTAGTATTTAAATCCCATGCACTAAAGTCTGAAGATGTAGAACCAAACCTATTTCTAAAATTACCTGACCCATCAGGAATCCAACCTGGTCTATTATCAATAATATGGTCGCCAGGATATAGTAAGATTGTGGTCTGACCAAATCTATCGTTATTTAAACCTTGCTGGTAAGAAAATCTAGAAGCCTCTACCAGTGCTCTTTGTATCGTCTTGAACGGACGAGTTAATGAGTTCCCTTTATTCTCGACACTATCTGTAGAATCCAAGTCATTTGGACTGACATACAAGATATTGCCACGAACATTTTTTAAGAAATTCTCTAATCTGGATAAACCCATGTTTATTCTTCCAAGCTATATGTATCCGTTATGGATTATTTATGAAGATTCCAATGCAGCAACTTTAGTTTCAAGAGTTTCAATTTTAGTAATTGCCTCTTGGAGTGCAGCAGTAAGAACAGGAACCAATTTTGCTTGATCTATTTGCTGTCTAATAATATCACCATTAGAATCAACAGCATCCTTAGTTCCTTGAACTGCCTCTGGTACAACAGTTGCAGCTTCATGAGCAAAGAATCCATCTACTTTATCTCCTCCACCATATTCAGATTTCCAATTAAATCTATATGGTTTTAATTGCTTGACTCTTGTTATTCCATCAGATATATCTACCTGATTTTCTTTCATCCTATAATCAGAACCAGTATTGTAACTTACAGTTGTACTATTACATTGAATAGTAGAAACAGCACCATTAGCAAAGTTTCTAAACTCAACCATGACTCTTGTTGGGTTGCCGTTTACACCAACTCCACCATGAATCATATTTAAAACATTTTCATTATCATTAACACTATGATGTAAATCCATTGTGCTTTGACCTGCAATAGATGTTACATAAAAACGACCATTAGATCCAGCATTATTACTTGCATGACCAAAATTATATTTACCATCAGAAGTAAAACGTGCCCGTTCCTTAGTAACTGCACCATCAGGTCTGGTATAAAACGCCATATAACCTTCATAGTTTCCACTAGTACTATTTGCCTTTGCACCTTTTATTGCAGCAAATTGTTGTTTAGTAGTAGTACCATCTTGTCCACCAAATCCTATTGAACCACCTTTGTCTGCTGCTTGGCTATCATTAGAGTAAAGACCCACTTGAGTCCATACAGCAGTAGGATCTTGGTTTGCTCCAGCTACTGAAAGTAATGTTGATCTATCTGTAATAGCAGATGCAGCAGGCCCTATAAACACTTCACCATCATTTGCAATGCGAAGCCTTTCAGTTGCGTTTGTAAAAATACTCAAATAGGAATCTTCCATCTGAGAAATTTCAGCATGACTATCACTTCCCACTTTCAGTTGGAAACCTTGAGAATCATTAGCCTCTCCAGTATTTCCATTTGTCATCTGGAATCCAACAGTTGCTGATGCTGAATTATGAATGTGAAGATGTCTACGAGGATTTACAGTTCCTGCACCAATGAATCCAGTTGATGCGATAGTAAGTCTAGTAGTTGGAGCAGCAGCACCATCAGCAGTTGTACCAAATTGCAATAAACCAGGCATATCATTCGCACCTGGAGTTCCATCTACTTTTGCTCTTATCTCAGCAGCAACGCAATTTAAATCTGTACCATCAGAAGCAGCCCATTGAACGATTCCTATACTATCTCCATCAACAAGTATTGTATCTGAACCATCAGAACTTCCTCTTGATTTTGCTAAAGTAAGATGAGAATTATTTCCAGCACTTGCACCTGCATTAGCGATAAGAGCTAATGATGAAGTATGATAAGTCGTTCCTTCTACTTGTAATTGAGCACCAACATCTCCAGCACTACGAGAACTAGTTGATCCTACTAATAATCGGCCACTTGAGTCGATGCGAAGTCTTTCGGCTAAATTAACTCTAAGCTGTAAAGAATTATCAGAATTATCATATTTTATGTAACCTTGTGCAGAATCATTGGTTGCATTATAAAAAGTAAGTTGACTACTTTGACTATTTGTATTTGGTACTAATCCAACATTTGTTTGACCATCACTACTTCTTATAGAAAATTCTGCTCCTTCACTTGCAAGTGGAACAGTTCCGATACCAACACGGCCACCTGAATCAATGGTAACGTTTGCTGATGCTGATGCATTTGTATAAATTTGCAAAGCATTGTCATTATGATTATACATGACACGGCCAATATCCGCATCACTTGAATCTCCAAAGTAAATATTTCCTGATGAACTACTACCTGAAATTATTGATAGACCACGATCACTTGCACCTTCAATTTTTAAATCATCTCCTGCTACATTTGCAGTAACACTATTAGTACCTATTCTTAAACCCCCAGTAACCTCCGCAGAGGCCATCGTGGAAATACCAGTTATATTCTCATTGGTAAATGTTAGTGTTGCACCTTCAAGTACTATGGAACCATCTGCTGCACTAATCGTATCGTTGCTGCCTTTAATCTGAATTCCCATTTTTTACAGGCTACCACTACTTTTTTA